CATCTGCCAAGGATTTCTGACAGACCCTGCCAGCCCGTGACCGGCTGATGCGGGGTGCACCCTATCATCAAGGAGATGAGCGATGACGGTATCTGCAAAGCTTTCGGCCATTTTCGAGGCGACCCAGCTGGGCGCCCACGATTACGGGGCGGCAAATTTCAGCGCTGTGGTGCAGGATGTGCTGCAGTTTTCGATGGGCAGCGGGTCCGGGCAGGCAAACCTGCTGTTTGCCGATGAGCGCACCCTGGCATCGGCGGCGAACGACGATCTGGACCTGAACGGCACGGCGCTGCAGACGGTCTATGGCGTCAATATCGCGGCCACCACGCTGGTGGGGGCGCTGATCATCAATGCGCCGAAGCTGGCCAGTGCTGCGCCGAACACCACCAACCTGACGATCGGCGGCGGCACCAGCCCGATCACCACCTTCATGGGCGGCACCACCCCGACCTTCGGCCCGCTGCGGCCCGGCGCTTTCCTGTTCTTCGGCTGCGATGCGGTGGGCGGGTTCGGGGCGATTGTGGCCGGCACGGCGGATATTCTGCGGATTGCCAACTCCGCCGGGGCTGCGGCCACCTATCAGATCGCGCTGCTGCTGCGCAGCTGATGGAAGCGGGCAAGCTTGACCGGCGGGTACAGTTCCGCCGGTCTACCGCCAGCGATGACGGGTTTGCTGCAGTGCCGTCCTGGGCCGATTACGGGCCGCCGGTCTGGGCGGAACGCCGTCTGGTTTCCGACCGGGAACAGGTTGCGGCGGCCCAGGTGGCGGCCCGCATCACCGCCCGGTTCGTGGTGCGCTGGTCAGACCTGACCGGGGCCATCACGCCGAAGGACCGGCTGATCTGTGAAGGCCGGGAATACGATATCACCGGTGTCAAAGAGATCGGGCGGCGTGAGGGCGTGGAGATCACGGCAGCGGCGCGGGCCGATCAATGAGCATGGAATTCAAGGTCGACGGGTTCAAGGATCTGGCGGCGATGCTCGAGAGCCTTCAGTCCATGCGGCGCGAAGAGGGAGCGCTGAAGCGCGCCATGATCAAGGCGGTGGAGCCGACCGCCGATCTGACCCGATCCCTGGTGCCGGTGCGCACCGGCACTCTGCGCCGGTCGATCACGGTCAGCGACAAGCTGAAGGGCCGGACAAAGGAGGCCGGGATCACGGCGGTCTATCTGGGCACGTCCTATGGGCGGGGCAAAGGCGGGCGGCACGGGCATCTGGTGGAGTTCGGCACGAAACATTCCCGGCCGCGCCCGTTCCTGCGGCCCGCCTGGGATCAGGACAGCCGGGCGATGCTGCTGCGGCTGGCCGATGAATTGCGGCTGCAGATTGAAAAGGCGGTCAAGCGGAAGGGGCGCTGAGCATGGAAGAGGCGCTGCGCGCGATGCTGGGCGCTGTTCCGGCCATTTCGGCCCGGGTGGCCGCGCGGATCGACTGGGGGCTGGCCCCGCAGGGGCAGGCCTTGCCCTGCCTGACGCTGACGGTGGTGACGGACGGCCCGGTGGATCACAGCCTGGACGGGCCGGGGCTGTCGCGGGCGCGGGTGCAGGTGGATTGCTGGGCCGCAACCTATGGCGAGGCCAAGGTGCTGTCGCGGGCGGTCCGGACGGCCCTGGATGCCTGGCAGGGCGGCGTCATCACAGGGGCATTTCTGGCAGGCGCGCGCGACCTGCCCGACGACGACGGCGTGACGCAGAACCACCGGGTCACGATGGACTTCATCATCAACTATCACTTCGGCTGAGGAGAAAGCCAATGACGAAACAGACAATTGCCTGGGGCGGCAAGGTCGAGCGGTCGCTGACCGGGGCTGCGAACAGCTTTACCCGCATCCCGGAGGCCAAGGGGCTGGCGGTGCCGCAGGTGCAGACCGATTTCCAGGAAGCGACAAGCCTGGATTCGGTCGGCGGGTTCCGGGAGTATGTGAAGGGCCTGAAAGACGCGGGCGAAATCACGGTCAATGCCGGATATACCCCGCTGGGGTATGAGCAGCAGCTGGCAGACCAGGCATCGAACACGCCGGCCTATTACCGGGTGACGATGCCGCTGACAACGGGCCAGACAACCGGCGATCTGTTCGAATTCCAGGGCTATCCGACGCCTTCCGTGCAAGCGGATGATGTCGGCGGGCTGATCGGCATGTCGGTGGTGATCCGGACCACCGGGCCGGTGACCTGGACCAAGGGTGCCGGGGCGTGAAATCGGTTTCGTTCGATCACGACGGCAAGTCGTACAGCCTGCGCCTGTCGATGGGGGCGATGGTGCGGTATCAGGACCGCAGCGGCGAGACCATCGGCGCGGCGATTGCAGCCGTGCAAAGGGATGCCTCGGACATGCGGCGGGCCGGGCGGCTGTTCTGGGCCGCGCTGCAGACCGAGGCAACCGAAGCGGATGCGATGGAGCTGATGGAAAAGATCGGTATCGCCCGGTCGCTGGAAATGGTTGGCCAGGTGCTGGCCAACTGTCTTGAAGACCTGACGGGCAAAAAGCCGGGGAGTCCTGAGGGAAACTCGCCGCGCCGCGCGACGGCGGCGACATCATCGGCGAATGGTGGCGGAACTGGATCGAAGCGGGGCAAGACCCCGCCGCATTCTGGGACGTGACCATTGCCGAGGCGGCGCTTGTGATCCAGGCCAGCGCCGCCCGGACAATACAGGCGTTCGAGCGGCAGCGGATTGTGGCGCATGAGCTGGCGCAGATGATCGGGCTGGCCTTCCACGACCCAAGGAAGCTGCCGAAATACGAGCCGGCCGGTCAGAATGAGACCAAGGCCGCAAATGTATCCACCGAAGCCGATGATGAGTTGGCGCGGGGGTATCTGATCCACCTTGCCCTGCGGAGTCAGCCATGACGCAAATCCCGGTCGCCGGACTGCATGCGGAGCTTGCCCTGGGCACGGCCAAGCTGCAATCCGGCGTCAGCGATGCCGACCGGCTGCTGAACCGTCTGCAGGACAAGATGACCGGCACGGGCCGGAAGGCGAAGAAGACCGGCGATGAGATTGACACCGGCATCGGCAGGGGCCTGAAAGGGGCGGCAGCATCGGCATCGGTCTTTGAACGGCGGATGGATTTTCTGCAGAAGCGGTTCGATCCGCTGTATGCGGCATCGAAGCGCTATGAAGGCGAATTGCGGCTGCTGGATGAGGCGCAGAAGCGCGGCGCGATTTCCAGCGCGACCTATACGCGCAACCTGGACCGGCTGAATGCGGAACTGGCCGGGGTGGATACAAGCGTTGCCGGGGCGGCAGCGCAGATGGGCCGGTTCAACGGTGTGGCCAGCGGCATGTCGGCGCAGACCGGCAATATCGCGGCGCAGTTCCAGGACATCGGGGTGCAGCTGGCGGGCGGGCAATCGCCGTTCCTGATTGCGCTGCAGCAGGGCACGCAGCTGAATGGTGTGTTCACGTCGATGGGCGGCGGCATCCGGCAGGTGGGGCCCGCGCTGATGACGGCGTTTTCATCGCTGTTAAGCCCGCTGTCGCTGGCCACCATCGGGGTGATCGCCTTTGGCGGGGCGATTTTCCAGTGGTTTACCGGATCGCAGGAAAAAGCGAAGTCGCTGGAAGAGGCGATTGGTGATGTTTCGTCGGCTGTGGGCGATTTGCAGCGGATCACCGACCTGCTCGATGGCACCGATCTGACCGGCATCCGGGAACAGTTCGGCGGGCTGACGGCAGATGTGGTGGAACTGCTGAGCCTGCAGCGCGAGCTGGCGGTTATGGACGCGATGCGCGGCATTTCGGACGCGATCAGCGCGGCCCGGGAGAGTATGGACGGGTGGATCACCTCCGGCCTGGACGGGATCCGGGCCGCCTTTGACACCACTTACGACCGCGCCCGCCAGATTCAGATGCTGATGGATGAGGTCGCGGCGGCCACCACACCGCAAGAGGCGCTGGACCGCACCATTGCGCTGCGCAAGGCGGTCGAGGAGGTGGCCGGGCCGCTGAACAATCTGAGCGATTCCGCCTTTGACATGCTGAAGGCGCTGGCCGAAGGCGAAAGCGCATTGCGGCAGGTGGTGGTCGAGGCCGAACGGTCGGAAACCGCCCTGTACAGTGCGCGGGTGGAAGCGGAACGGCTGGCAGCGACCGCGCCGGGTGCCGGGTGGATGGGCACGGCGATCAAGGAAACCAATCTGCTGATCGGGCGGCTGATCGAGGCGCGGCAACAGCAAGGCGCGCTTGCAGCGGCGGCAGCATCCTTGGCCTATGACCGGGAACTTGCCCGCACCGGGCAATCTTCCGGCCCGGATTCGGTGCGCAGCCGCGTGCAGTTCGGGGGCGGGGCCTTTGCGCCCCCGGTGCGCGGGGCGGGCCTGCGGTTTGTCGGACTCACAGGAGGGTCTGGCGGCGGCGGTGGCGGGGGCGGGCGTGGCGGCGGCCGGGCTGGCGGTGCCGAGGCTGCCGGGCTGTCGGATATTGCGCGGGAGGTCGAGCGGCTTAACAAGGCGGTCGAGGATGGCACGACCCCGCTGGAAAAGTACCGCGCCGGACTGGCCAAGCTGGACGATCTGAAAAAGAACGGGCTGACCGAATTTGCCTATTCGAAGGAAGCCGCGCGGCTGAACGAAGAGCTGACAGGATCCCTGCCGCTGGTCGACGATGTGGCAGATGCCTTCGGGGCCTTTGTGTCGCGCGGGTTCAGCGACTTCAAGAGTTTCACGAATTCGATCATGGGCAGCTTCAAGAAGATGCTGGCCGAGATGATTGCGACCGCTGCCAAAAACCAGATCCTGATTGCCATTGGCGGCAAAGCGGCCGGCGGCGGGGGTGGTCTGCTGGGCGGGCTGCTTGGCGGCGGGGGCGCAGGTGGCGGGCTGCTGGGCGGTCTGGGCAAACTTCTGGGCATCGGCGGCGGCGCTGGCGGGGCAGCGGGTGGCGGGCTGCTGGGCGGTCTGGGTAAACTTCTGGGCATCGGCGGGGCTGCAGGCGGGGCCGCGGGCGGCGGGCTGCTTGCCGGTCTGGGTGGCGCTGCTGCCCTGGGCCCCATTGGCATCGGGGTGGCGCTGCTGGGCGGATTGTTCGGGCGTCGTCGCGCAAAAAAGCGCGCAGAGGCGGAGCGTCGGGCCTTGGAGGCGGCAGCCGAGGCGCAGCGTGTGCAGGCCGAGACGCAGCAACGCACGGGGTTGGAAAACCAGATCTTCGGCCTGGAAGGCAATACCGCCGAATTGCGCCGCCGGGAACTGGCCGCCCTGGCCCCGGCCAACCGGGCGCTGCAGGAACGTATCTGGAAGCTGGAAGATGAACAGCGCATTTCCGGTGAGCGCAAGGCCCTGGAAGAAACCCTTCTGGGCATTGAAGGCAATACTGCAGAGTTGCGCCGCCGGGAGTTGGAAACCCTGGACCCGGCCAACCGCGCGCTGCAGGACCGTATCTGGAAGCTGGAAGATGAACAGCGCATTTCCGGGGAACGCAAGGGGCTGGAAGAAGAGCTGCTGCGGCTGCAGGGTGACACCACGGAACTGCGCCGCCGGGAGTTGGAGGCGCTGGACCCGTCCAATCGGGCGCTGAAGGAAAACATCTGGCGCATCGAGGATGCAGCCGAGGCCACCCAGAAACTGAGCGAAGCAATGGGGCGGTTTAAAGAGGAAGAGTTTGCAACCCTACTGGACTTCAACCGGGCGCGTGGCGCGCTGGCATCCAGCATGGTTGTGCCTTCTGCCCAACCGCTTATGGGGGATGTCGTTGGCTCTGCAATGCAGGCTGTCCGGACCGATCAGCTGCTGACGTCGATGAACAACAGCTTTGTGAAGATGGAGAAATATTTTGCGCGCTGGGATATTGACGGACTTCCCGGGACCCGAGCGGCATGAAGATCATCACGCCCCGCGCCTTTGATCCGGCAAAGATCACGACCACCAATCTGGCGCTGTCGGAAACGGTTTGGGCGGCGGGCACGGTCGCGGCGGGGACGCGCCGGTATGTCTTGCCGTCTTATGACCTGTATGAGGCTGCCACATCGACCACAGATGATCCGGTGACGGGGGCGGCGAAAGACCCGGCGACCTGGACGCGGGTGGGCAAGGTCAACCGCTTTGCGGCGTTTGACAATATTTTGGGCAATCCCGCCACCGGGACCGCGATCGGGATCAGCATTGCGCCGGACGGATCGGTGACGAACGGGCTGGCGCTGTTTGGCTTGCGCGGGGCAACCGCGACGGTGACCGTGGTGGATCCGACCGATGGGCCGGTCTACAGCCGGGTGCTGTCGTTGCTGGACGATTCCGGGGTGTTCGACTGGGGCAGCTATTTCTTTTCGCCGGTGATTGCGCAGCCTGACCATGTGCTGACGGACCTGCCGCTGTACGGGACGGCGACGGTGGCCCTGACCCTGACGGGTGCCGGGGCTGTGGGTGAAATGGTTCTGGGGCAGGTGACCGATCTTGGCGTGACCGGGTTCGGGACGCAGGTCAATATCCTGGATTTTTCGCGCAAGGACCGGGACACCTTCGGGAATGCAATTCTGACCCGCCGCGCCTATGCCGACCGGGTGACCTATGATGGCACGGTGCTGACAGCGCGCGCCGCCTATGTGCGGCGGATGCTGGCGGCGGTACGGGCCGCGCCGACCGTGTATATCGGCAGCGACGGGCGCTTGGAAACGGTGGTTTTCGGGTTTTTCCGCGATTTCACAATCACGCTGTCGGGGCCGAACGTTTCCGACTGTTCTCTGGAAGTAGAAGGACTGATCTGACATGGTGAAACCGACCCCCCCGACCGCGCCGGAAGCCCCGCTGCGGTCTGATCCGGCCTTTTCGGCAAAGGCGCAGACCTTTCTGAGCTGGCTTTCGGGCGGGTTTTACAGCTATGTCGAAGATTCGGTGGATTTTGTCGACGAACGCGCCGATGAGGCGCTGGCGGCGGCCACCACTTTCGGCTTTCCCAGCATTGCCGGCAAGGCGCTGAATCAGACGCGGGTCAATGCGGCGGGAACTGCGCTGGAGTTCCGGACCCCCGCGCAGGTGCGAAGCGATATTGGTGTCGGCACAATGGCCGTAGTGACGCGAAGCGCTGTGCAAAGCATCCCGAACGCCACGAGCACGGCGATTTCATGGGACAACGCGCAGATTAACGATAGCGCGATTTACTCGGGCGGTTCGCCGACGCGGCTGACCGTTCCGGCAGGTGCAACCCGTGTCCGAGTTACATTGTCCTCATATTGGGCAGCAAACAGCGTCGGGGTCCGAAACCTGAAAATTACAATCAACAATAATTCCGACATCGTTTTTGACATTCGGCCTGCGCAGAACGAAAGTGGAGCCGCAATTTCTCGGGTCTATTTGGTGCAAGCGGGCGATTATTTCGAGGCGTTTGTCAACCAGAACTCCGGCGGTGCGCTGAACATCGGCGGCAACAACGGGACCGTGTTCAGCTTGGAGGTACTGCGCTGATGTTTTTTTCAATTCAAATTTCACCAGAATATGACTTAGCGGCGATTGCTGATGCAGCTGGAAATAGCAATCAGGAAGACCGGTACTATTCGGAAGGCCGTCTTTACGTCCGTGGCGTGACGCTAGGTGCTTTGGAAGCAGCCGTTGCCGCACCGCCCCCGCCTTCGCCGGAACAGGTACAGGCGGCATATACCGATGCGATCAAAGCGCATGTAGAGGCCACGGCGCAGGCGCGGGGATACTCTTCGGCTTTATCCTGTGCGACCTACGCGGCAAGCACAATTCCGGCATGGCAGGCCGAAGGTGCCGCTTTCGTGGCATGGCGTGATGATGTTTGGACTGCGGCGCTGGCAATGCTGGCGGCGGTGCAGGCGGGCGGGGCAATTCCCGAAAGCCCGATTGCGGGGCTTCCTGAAATGGAATGGCCTGAATGAAAAGCGCCACGGCCGCCGCAGCCCGGGCCCGGTCTGCCGATCTGATCGAGCGCTACGGGCCGCTGCTGATTGCGTTCAATCTGGCGATGCTGCTGATCGGGTCGCTGTTCATGGCCGATGCGCTGACCGGGTCGCGCGGGTTCAACCCGGATACCTGGGGGCAGTTCGCCTACAGCTACCCCGCCCGGATGTGGGCGGGCATCATGATCTGCGGCAGCCTGATGTGCGTGATCGGGCTGGTGCGCCCGGTGCAGCGGTGGATGGTGCTGGTGGGGGCTGTGGTGCAGTTCACCCAGTTCGCCGCCATCGCCTATTCGGCGATCTTCACGGGGGGCGAGTTTGTGGTGGGCATCTATGCCAGCATCATGTTCATGCCGCTGTATTTCTGGCTTTGGGTGAAAGCGCTGCCCGGCAGCGCCTGGTGAGGGCGCGGGCATGGAAGCACAGCTTAAA